GATCTGCACGTACATCGCGGGGTTTTTCAGCGCGGTGTCAAGCATCTGAGCGAGTTCGTCGTCGTCGTATCCAAACATACTGACGGCGATGCTGTGCTGCGCCGACCCGATGATTGCTTTCAGCGCCGAGTGGACGTTGTCGATGGGGCTGTAGAAGCTACGGACCATTGCGAGGCTGCCATGGGGTGGTGCCGTGACCATGTACTGGTCGAGGTCCGCGATGGTCAACGCGGTCTGGTCGCTCACGTCGTGGCCGGGGGTGTGGGCTCAGCGGCTGGCACGGGCGCTGCGGGCGTGTCCGGCTGAGTGGCGGGCGCCGGGGCGGTGACCTGCACGCTGCCGCCGGCTGGCGTCGGTTGCGCAGGCGGTGCAGGTGGTGCAGGCGGTGCAGGCGGCCCTGCGGGGGGCGTGTCCGGGTAGGCATCGGCGGGCGGCGTGGGAGGCTGCAGGGGTGACGGAGCCGGAGCGAGAGCAGAGCCCGGAGCAGGGATGGGCGTGGGAGCCGTGGGAACGGGCGGTGCGGAAGGCGCTGGAACCGGAGTTTGCGCGGCTGGCGCAGGCGGATCTTCGGGATGAGCAGCGCTGATCTGTTCCGGTGGCAGGAAGAGTGCCGCGACGCTCGGACCTGCAAGTGAACCGCCGGTTTGCTTGGGACCTGCCGCCCCACCTCCAACTGCGCTTGCAGGCTGGTCGGCCAGGTCCGGCCGGGATGTGTGCGGCGCCACGTAGCCGCTGACGCCCTGCACGACGACCAGCAGGGCCGCGCCCAACGCTGCGAGGCTGATCGTTTCCTGCGAGGTGGGGTGGAACCACCCGAAGGCCAGAACGGTGCGGTAGGCGGCCGCCCCGAGAGTGCCTGTGAGGGCGCTCACGGCGACGGGGACCGCGACCTTGAGCTCAATGTTGCCGAGTTTCATGCCAGGACCCCTTGCGTAGTGTCTTGCGGACGTGTAGTGTCTTGCATATCGGAGCAGGACAAGCCAAGGAGCCCACCATGACCACCACGACCGTTCCCGCCGACCTCACCTGGACGCTCATCGCCGACGCCGGCATCGACACCGACCGCACCGAGCGGTTCGCCGACCAGAGCAACGGCGGCCACGTCTGGGTAACCGCCTCCCCGGACGACTCGACCAAGGTTCACTTCGGCGTGCAGCCCGACCCCGAGCACATCTGCGACGAGGGCGAGCACACCGGATGGGCTTTCACCGTGTACGCGATGGACCCCGTGGACGGCTTCATCTACAACGAGCAGGCCACCTGCTTCGAGCCGCAGGAGCTGCCCGCGTTCCTCGCCGCCGTCAAGGCTGCGGTCGAGGCCTGATGCCTCGTCCCGGTCCGGTCCGGCCGTCCGTGACCCTACGGCTCGACGCCGACACACTCGCCTACCTCGATGCCGTTGCGGCCGAGATGGGCGAGGGCGTGACTCGCTCCGACCTAGTCCGGTTCGCGATCCGGCAAGCCATGCAGGACCACTGGACACCACCCAAGAGCATCCGGCTTTAGCGGGTGGCCTCCGGGAGAGCGGCGAGCGCCGCAGAGTTGGGCAGGACACGGACAGCGGCGCGCTGTAGGCCCCGGGCGTGCCACTCCGGGCTGGTGACGTGCCGGATCTCCCACACGGCGGGCTGGCCGGCGAACTGCGCGAGGAACGCCGCAGACGGCGCAGCGGGAGGCGGTGGGGCGTGCGGTGTAGGTGGCTTGGGTGCGTAGAGCACCGCACCAGTCTCCAGACCAAAGAGTCCGTCAACGACGAGTCCGTGCGCGGCCTGGAACCGCCTCACCGCAGCCTCAGTCCCCGGTCCGAAGTAACCGTCGGCGGGGCTGACTCCGAGCGCGGTCTGCATGATACGGGTGTGTACGCCTTGGCACCACAGGCGCAGCGGCAGCGTCTCCGGGTGGTACTGGCTGAAAGCGCCACCGGGCGGCGGGACGAAGGTGCCGTGAGTGAGCAGGTGGGCCAGGTCGATCTCGGCGCGGCTCATGTCACTGAGGCCACCGATGCCCGGAACGGACACGGACGTGCCGTCGGTCTGTCGTAGCGCGATCTGCGACCACGGCGCAGGCGCCGGCCTGTTGTGCGCCGGGTTGTAGTCGGCCCACCACAGCGGGCGGTCACCACAACCACGGCAGCCGGGGTCACCGACCCGTGACCAGAAGTCCGGGTAGGTGTACGTGCCGGTCCGGAAGCCTGCGTACTCAATGGCGGCGCGGGTGCCGTCCAAGATCGCGTGGGTGACGCCGGCCTGCTCGAAGTCGAGCCACACCAGATCCCCGGGTCCGAATACCTGTCGGATGACTGATACGGCGTGGGCTCCTTGAGCGGCGCCGTCACCAGCACCGACCCAGTGGTAGGGCCAGACGATGAGGCCGGCGGCGCGGGCGCCCTGTACGTCCTGGGCGAAGTAGGGGTTGCTGTACCCGGAACCTTCGGTGGCTTTCACGACCGCGAAGGTGTGTCCGGCCGCGCGAACCTGGTGCCAGTCGATGGGGTGCGGCTGGTTGGAGCTGACGTCGGGGCCTGTAGGCATGCTCATGCAGGGTCCTTCCCGTGCAGAGTGAGGTCGCCCGGACGGAAGGTTGCGCCTGCCGTGTTGGTGGGCGTGTGGACGGGGCAGTAGAGGTCGGGGTTGGCGCAGAGGCACCCCAACTTGTGGACCATGGTCAACTCAGGCAGGTCGGGGACGTGCCGGCCGGCGGTTCGGAGTCGCTCGCGCGTCGCGGTCCTGGCGAGCGCCATCTGCGAGAAGTCAGCATCCGGTCGAGTCATGCGTGGTCCTTCCCGAGCAGGTTGAGGACGTGCGGTCAGAGCGTCTCGACGGTGCAGGTGGGGTAGAGCGGGTCGAGGGTGTGCATGACGTCGTGGAGCAGCGCGACGGCGATCCATTCGCTGGTGGCGCCGTCCCGTAGGGCGCGGGTCGCGGTCTGCTGGGAGTGCGTGAGGCTGGTGACAGCGCACCGGGCGGGGTGGGGGTCGCGGTGGGTGCCGAGGTCCCCGAGGAGCACCCGTAGCAGGCCGGCGCGGTTCACACGTTGTAGCCGTGGTCTAGGTCGAAGGCGGTCCAGTCCCCGGGCGTTGTTCCGCGCGCAGACCGGCGCACGGGGCGTTCCAGTCCGTGCAACTCGTTCAGCCAGGCGGCGTACGACGAGCACACGACGTGCGCCGGGGGACCCAGGCCGCCCCAGTTCTGCGCCCACAGGTGCGGGGCGCCGATCGCATCCATGCCGTCCGCAACGATGCCGACCCAGTCGTACGGCGTGCCCAGCAGCGCCTCAGCACCGACCGCGATGCCGTACCGCTGTTCGTCGGTCTTCGGCTGCCCGGCATTCGTGACCGTGTAGGGGTTGTGCAGGTAACGGGCTAGGTCAACCTGCCCGACCCCACCCGGGCGGCCCTCAAGCCCCCACCAGCGGCCGTTGGCGTCCTGGTGGTGCACGACGACGACGTGGTTGTCGAGTGAGGGGATGTCCTGTAGAGCCGCGCCGAACCGGATCAGCCGGGCAGCCCACCCGGTGGTGCGTACCGACCAGACATCACCGACCGCGATCTTCACGGCCGCAGCTTGTGGCAGTTGACGGTGCGGCGCCCGCCACTGGCACCGGGGCGGAGAATGAGGCCCGCGAGGTTCCGGGCCAACACCGACCGGGACTGGGACTTTTGCACCGCCTTGTTGATCTTGGTGAGGTAGGCGTCGGACTGGGCCTGCGCGGCGTTGCGTTCCATACACGCGCCGTAGGCACGGACTTGCCCCTGGTGGATCACGTAGCCCCCGGTCCCGGCGAGGGTGAGAGCGAACACGACGGTGGCCGCCGCGATCCCGTTGACCCGGCGGCGTGAGGGGTTCGCGGCGGCTTCCGCGACTGCCTGGTCGGCCTTCTGCAGGGAGTGCAGGATCAGGTCGTGGAGTCCGGCGACGCTCACGGCCAGCTCTGCTACGGACTTGGCGAGGGTCGCCACGTCATCGCGGCTTGTTTTGTCCATCTCGCGGTGCTCGTCCCGGTCGGTCGTCGCCTGGTCCCGGTCGGTCGTGGCTTGCTCGCGGTCGGTCGTGGCTTGCTCGCGGTCGGTCGTGGCTTGCTCGCGGTCGGTGGTTGCCTGCTTCCGGTCGGTCGTGGCCTGATCAGCACCAGCATTGTGGTTGTGGTCGCCGGCCGGGTGCTCATCTACCTCAGCGGCCCAATCAGCGCCGGACGGCGGTCCCACGTCGGGCAGGTCAGTCATCGGGGTCCCTCTCGGCAGGCTCGGCGGGTTCGGGGTCGAGGGTGTCTTCAAGGTTGCTGACGGCGAGTTCCAGTCGGCCGGTGAGGTCGTCGAGGCCGTCGAGCAGCTTGCGCATCTCGGGTGAGAGGGACCCGGCGAACACCTCTGGCCGCCCGGCCATCAGTGGAAACCCCCAGCGGACGCGACGGCGACGATCAAGCTGCCGACGACGGTGACGACGCCACCGATCCCGATTCGGATCAGCGCTGTCCGGTCGTCTTTCGCGGCCTTGTCTGCGGCTTCGGCGGCCTTGTCTGCGGTGTCCATCCGGCGCCTCAGGTCGTCGGTAATGATCCGGGCAGCGGCCTTTGCGTCCAGGTCCGCCGAGGCGCCGTTCACCCGGTCCCGCTCGTAGATTTCTTTCCTGAGGTACGTGCCGTCGAGCGCGCCCAATGCCGTCTCGAACCGGCCGATGGTCTGGTCCAGCCGGGTCGTGAGGGTCTCCAGGATGTACCGCATGACTTCCGGGTCGGAAGTTCCGGGCATTCGGCCTCCCTCAACGGTCGATTGGGCGGCGGGAGGGTGCGGGATGGGGGACTAGAACGCGAGGGCGGCAGCGAGGCTCGTGGGGCTCAGCAGCAGCGTCACGGTCCAGCCGGTCACCCGGTCCACCGTGTGGGTGATCTTCTCGACGTGGCAGTCCATGCTGATCGTCGGGGTGATCCGTTGGTTGACGTGCACCCGCGAGCCGCGCTCGAGACTGAGGGCCGCCAGCCAGGCGTTCGGGACCGTCGCCGGGTCCAGATGGGACGGCTTGAACGTGAGCTGCCGGATGCGTTGCCGTGGGTCTTTGTACGTCGCGAGCAACGCCGAGACCCGGTTCTGCACGGCGACGTCGGTCGCGTAGGCATCGAGGTTCGTGGACTGCGCGAGGGGGCGGGTGCCGTAGCGGCGTTGGCTGGTCAGGTCCGCCCGGTCCAGCGGCGTCGTGATCCGACACCCGGTGACGCTGACGTCGTTGTAGACCAGGGTCGGGTCGAAGTCGGTCGCGAGGTCGTGTTCGACGGGGATCTCCCCGAGGTCCACGTGCTCACCGAACGTGAACGCCACCGCACCGGTCACGGTCCGGGCGTCGCGCTGCTTGAAGACCAGGACCCCGGCGGCGTCCGCGTAGAACGTGCCGATCTCGTCCATGTCCGCGGTCGTCAGGACCGCATCGAGGCACGAACCGCCGGCCGGCACGACGGCGACGGTGGACAAGCCCCGGTCGAGGCTGACTTTCGGTGTGGGCAGGTCGGGGGTCTTGAAGCTGGTGTAGTCCAACAGCCGGGCGATGCGGACGCCAGTGGTGTCACCTGCGAAACCGGTCTTGCCGGCGAGGTACAGGGCGGTGTGCCGCAGGGTCCCGTTCGGAGCTGGGGTAGTGGAGAGCGTCGCGGTGCGCAGGACGAGGTGGGAGACGGTGCCGATGAAGCTGCTGAAGTAGCCGGCGCCGGCGTAGATACTGGTGATGGTCAGAATACCGGGGGCGGCGCGTGGAGCGGCGTAGGGCGGCAGGTTGTCGACAAACGCGGTGAAGGTGCCGAACTCGACGTTGAGGCTAACGAGGTGCGACAGCCCGTCGTGAAGGTTCCCGGAGTTCGCGGCTGGCAGCGTCGTCGTAAGGCCACTGCCACCGTCCGTGATCTGCAAGCGCCCGGTAGAAGGGTCAATCGTAAACGAGAAAGCGATGGCACCGTTGCCATCGAGCAGGCACATAGGGCTGCGCTGGATGTCGGCAGTCGTCGTCGCTAGCCACAGGGAAGAGCTGATCCCCGACGCTGCGCTGACCCTCGGATAGCCACCTGTTTGCAGGGCTACGTTGGCGTAGGTAGCCCCATCGAGTTGTACGGCCTGCCCGCTGTCACCCTTGGGAACGATCGAGGCGACTGACGTGTAGCCGGTGCCGTTGTTGAACCCCAGCGGTGCGTTCCATGTCCCGGCGTCAGTCTTGGCGCTGTTGACGCTCGTCGCGGGGCTGGTGGGGTTCGGCTGGCCGACCGCCGCAAGCGTCCAGTAGTACAGCGGGGTGTCCGAGAGGGTCGTGTCCTGCACCGCCGAGCGGTACGACGCCTGCGCCAGCAGCGCCATGGCATCGACGCACACGAGGTCGGACTGCCCGAACCGGCCACCGCGGGTCCATGCGGTCGGCCACCGCTCCACAAAGCCGGTGAAGACGGGCCGGGTCACGCCCTGCCAGGTGCTCAGGATGCGGATGGGCCGGTACGGCAGGACATACCCGGCGTACGGGCTCGCAGCGTTCGCAGGGTCGAGGGCGCCGTCGCGGTTATCGACGGGGACGGTCATCTCGCCGGTCTCGGTCCGGCCGAGTTCGTACGGCGCCCCACGGTGCGCGCTCCACCCACCGACGACACGGCTGGTGATGTCAATCGCGCCGGTCCAGTTGATCAGGCCGCCCTTGTCGTTCGGGTCGGAGTAGGCGGCGAGCTGGAACTGCAGGGTCGGCCAGTTCGGGTAGGCCGGCGGCGCAGCGGGGAGCGCACCGCCGTTGCGGGCGCCGAGGCGCAGCAGACCGGGGCGGGCTGGGCCGACCCCGAGACGGTCGCCCGTCAGGACGGCCACGGGTCAGTCCCCGAGGCGGACGACGGATAGGTACGGCAGGCCACCACCGAGGTTCGTGGGCGCCGCGGTCGTGGTGTACACCGACACGACCAACGTGTCCCCCACGGCAAGCTGCTGGGGGTCCGAGTCGCCGAGGACGACCAAGCCGCTGGTCGTCGTGGTGAACGTTATCGGCGCGATCCGTGAGGCACCCGCCGTGACCCCGTTCTTCGTGATCCACCCGTAGGTCGAGATCGTCGCGGCCGGGTTGTTGAAGCCCAACCCACCCCACGACACCAGATACAAGCCAGCGCGGCGGATCGTCGCCGTGTTCGCCGGACCTGGATCGAGGCCGGCGCTGTCGAAGTCGAGGGTGTCCAAGGCGATGGTCGTTATGGTGGTCGCCGGGATCGACTGCGTCACCGTCGCGTGCCTGCGCCACTTGTGCAGCAAGTTCTGCTGCACCGTGCCCATCGCACCGGCCGTCAGGTCATGCGCCACCCGTGTCCCGACCGGCCACACCCCCGCCGGGAGCGCCACCGCGTCCTCAGCCTGCCGGACCAGCGTCAACGTGGCGGTGCGGGAGTCGGTGCAGATGAACCGCTCGAGCACGACCCCGTTGGCGTCGAGGAAGCTGCCGCGCCACTGCGCGGGGGGGAACACCGTGGGGTCGGCCGCGGGTAGCCCGGCGATGGTGTTGACCGCCGCCGCAGTGGCCGTCGCTGAAGCGAGCGCCACCGTCAGCGTCGGGTCGGTTGCGGGGGCGTTCGCGAAGACCTCAACAGGCACGACTGCTCCCCCTACTTATCGTCGTGGAGGGATGCGGGTTGCGGCCCTGGTACTGCAACTCGTGCATCTGGACGCTGCGGTGGATCTCCCGGCCGTCCAAGTGGACGTGCATATGCACCACCGTGGGTGCCGGCTTGGACTGGCCGGCCTTTGGCTTGCACACCGGGATGCACGCCGGTACCGCGCCGTGGTGCGAAGGGTGAGACTGGTGCGGCTGGTGCGGATGCCCCGCGTGTGGTGTGGCTGCGCCACTGTGATGGCGGGGGTGGTGGGCGCGGCCCCCATGGTGTTCGCTGCGGTCCGCGACCGCGTCCCGCGCCGCCTGAGCCATATCTTTCGCCGCTTCGGAAACTAGGCTGTGGGTGGAGCGCATGCCCAGCGCGTAGCCCTTACCGGCGTTCACGCCCATGCCGTGATACACCCGCGACGGACTGTGCTGCACGTTCGCTGCGGCAACGGCATCGGATGCGATCTTCGCCATGTTGAACGCGCTATTCGAGACCGACTGGTACATCGAGTTCAAGCCGTTGACGAATCCCTGCCCGGCGTTGGCCCCGAGCGCGTCGAACCCACCGACGCTCGACACCCCGTTACGGGCGCCTGTCGCCAGGTTCTGGCCGGCTTGGCCCGCGAGCCCGACGTGCGCCGCTACTCCCTCGACAACACCCGCACCTATCCGCTGACCGCCCGCCCGAACCCGGTCGAGCTGGGACCGGACGCCAGCGTCAACGGCCTGCGTCATGATCTTTGCCGCATCGCCCGCCGGCAGGCGGGCATCCTTCAGCACCTGCGGGAGCGTCTTGCCGTACTTGTCGGCGATCGCGAGATACGCCGGGAGGCGGTCAAGGATGCCGGCCTTCAACGCCTGCCCGGTCAACGCCGACTGATAGGCGGTCTGCTTCGCCGCCGCTTCCATTCGGGTCTTCATGCCGTCCTGCAGCTTGCTGATCGTGTCGAGGGCGCCGTCCTTGAACCCGCGGAAAGCCCGGTCGGCCTCTTTCAGCTTCCCGCCGAGACCAGGCACCCACCCGAGCATCAGAGCAGCGTGGTGCAGGATCGACCCGGCGGCCGTCCCCCACACCTCTACCAGCATGTGCACGTAGCCCAAGATCAGGTAGACCGCCCCGTAGAAGCCGGTTTTCACGACATCGATGACCTTGAGGACAACGTCCCGGAACGACTCCGACTTCTGCCACGCGTATACGAAACCGGCGACCAGCAGGGTGAGCGCGGCGATGACAGCCAGAATCGGCCAGGTCGCAGCGATAGTCGCGGCTGCGGCGGCGACCATGGAGACGGTGTAGGCGGCGAGCGCTATTAGCATCGCCCCGCCCAGGAAACCGGCCAGCGCGGTCGCGGTAGCCGTGTGCTTCCCGAGCCATGCCACGACGTCAGTGACGATCTGGACAACGCGCCGAAAGGCCGGGAGCAATGCCGTCCCCAGCCGAATGGCGAGCGTGGACACCGACGCTTTCAAGGCGTCGATCGCGAACGCCGCGGTATGGTGCGTCGCCTCGACGTCCTGCCCGAAGTTCTTCGCCGCGACGCCCTGCGCATCGAACTTCTGCTTCAGGACGTCCAGGTGCGCGTACAAGCTCATAATTGCGGCGCCGGACCGGCCGCCACCGAACGCCTTGGAGATCAGGGTGGCGGCCTGCGACGCGGACAACCCAGAGTTCGCCAGATGCGTCTTAAGGTCCTGCAGCGCCACCCCGAGGCCGTTGGGCTGCTTGAGGTCCTCTGACAGTTGCAGCGTCGTCAGACCGGACTTCTTCAGCGCCGCGGTCATCGCACCGGTTCGGGCGTGTACTTCCTCGGCGCCGATCCCGATATCCTTCAACAGCCCGGCGGCCTTGGCTGACGGCGCGCCGAGTAGGGCGAAGCTCATCTTCAGCCGAGTGGCGCTCTCGTCCGCCTTCGACCCGCGGTCCGTCAAGTAGGCCAGGGCGGCACCCGCCGACTGCAAACTGATCCCGAACGTGTCGGCGGCGGCCAAGAACCCGGAGCCGATCGCGCCGTTCAGGTCCTGCATCCGCATGTCGCCGGTACCGACGATCGCGTTGAGCTGCGCCATGGTCCGGCCCGCATCGGAGGCTTTCAGGCCGAAGGTGTTCATCACCGACGTCAGGGCGTAGGTCGTCGCGTCCAGGTCGGCGTTGCCGACCTTCGCGCCGTCAGCGGAGGCCTTCAGCACCTTCATGGCGTCCGCACCGCGGTAGCCGACGCTTTCGATGTGGTACAGGCCCTCAGCGAGCTTTGTCGGGCCGATCCCGACTGCCGGGGCCATCGCCAGGACCGCGCCGGTGAGGTTCTTCACCTCGGCCTGCGACGCGCCGGCCTGGGTGTGGATCAGCTCCATCTGCTTCTCGAACTCGACCGCGCTGTAGATCGAACCGACGAAGATCGCGGCAGCAGCCAGGCCCAAGCCCTTGAAGGACTGCTTGCCGCGCTCGGCAGCGGTCGTCCACCGGTTCCCGCTGCGCTCCACATCACCAGCGGCCCGGGCGGCAGCGCCACCAGCGACCGCACTGGCCTCACCCGCACTGACCGTCGCGACCTTCGCCCGTTCCGCAGCGGCCGCGGCTTCGGTGCCGGCAACTGTCACTCGTTCATACGCGCCGACCGCCGACGTGCTGTTGCCGATGAGGTTGATGACAAGATCGGTGACGTCTTCAGCCACAGCGCACCCCTGCCTCTATCGGGCGCGGAACGCCGCGCGGAACGCTGCCTCAGCGACGGGGACGACGATGGTCTTGAGGAACCGGGACGTGGGGGCCATGAACTCGTAGCCGAGCTTCTCGACCCACTTCCCGTACGGCGCGGACCCTGCGACACCGATCCGGGTGGTGAACACGGTGCCTTCACGCGTCACCCGGTCGTGGGTGACGCTGCGCACCAGATTGCCGGAGATTCTGGCCGGCCCGGTCTCGTAGCGGGTCGCGGGTGTCTTGGTGCCTTTGCGGTGCGCACCGCTACTGGCGTTGAGCTTCGCCTGTCGTTCGCCGGCAAGCGCGACCGCAAGGACGGCCTGCTGCATGGCAATGCCCGTCGTGGCCGACAGCCGCGCCTCAAGGCGCACGACGGCGGCGGTAGTGAACTCCTCAGCCACCACGAGCCTCCTGCGCCGCTACCGCAGCCTGCGCGGCGGCTATCTCGTCCTGGGCGCCTCTGCGGTCCTGATCGGTCGGCGGGGTCGCGGCTTGCTGGCGTTCGCTGCGTTCAGCTTCGATGACACGCCGGACCATCAGGAACTGGAACCACAGCCGCCGGATCAGCAGCGGCGTTGCCTGTACCTGCTCCCATGTCCACCCGAACGCCTCAGCGAGCTCGAAGTCAACGCCGTACTCAGGCAATGGGTAGGCGGCGGGGACACCCCGGTCGTCAAGGACACCGTCCGGGTTGAGTCCCCCACTCGCCCACCGACGGTAGTCCTCGGTGATCTGCTCGACGGGGTCTAGAGAGGGTCGGAGACGGCCTGGACCTGCGCCACAATCCACCTAGTGATCTTCGCTGAGCACAAGGCGATGGTGTGTTCGTCGGGGTCGCCCAGTACTGCCGGGTTGTCGCTCTCGTCGGTGGTGTCATAGACGTTCCAGTCCACGACGAACGAGGCGAGCCACCGGTCCGCTGCCTCTGTCTGCTTACCCCGGTCTTTGATCTTGGAGATGTCGGTCTTGGGGGTGAGCTGCGCGTCGGTGCAGAAGTCCGGGTTCTTGATCGTCACGTACACGTCGTCACCGAGCGCCTCGAAGGTCTGGGTGATCGTTCGGTTGCTGCTCATCTGCGCGGTCTCCAGGGTTGGTTTGTGCTCTCACCCGCCCGCGCCTGTCCCTGGAGAAGCCAGGCACGAGCGGGTGAGGCGTAGCGGCGGCTAGTAGGCGGTTGCCTGCGGGCCGGTGAGCGTGACCTGCGCGGGGCCGGCGTCGGCGGCGTTGTAGACCCCGTCGATGTTGACGTCCAACGTGGCGTACTTCCCGGACGTGTCCCGCTTGGCCTTGTTCCACGACGCCTTCGAGCAGGTGACGGCCAGGACCGCGCCACCCTGCGCGACGGGCTGGGTGAGGGTGGCAGTGACGGCCTGCTGCGCGTAGGTCAGGAACCGGTTGAGGTCGGTGTTGTCCTCGAACAAGATCTTGGCGGTGGCGGTGAACTCGAGCCCTTCAGCGAAACTTTCGCGGGGGCTTTGGATGCCGTCGCTGCCCGCGATCATGTCGATGGCTCGTTTGAAGTTCAGGTCACAGGTCTCCACACGGGTGCTGCTGACACCACCGGCGGACCAGGTGAGCTGCCAACCCAACCAGGGCTGTAGGGCGGTGAACGGCGGGACGGGAGTCGCGGTGGGGGCGCTCGGCCAACCCATCCACTTCGCGTCGTAGGTGACCGCGCCCTTCGTGTCGATCTTGATGTTGAGGTCGCCGAGCAGGCAACCGGGGAACGCCCGGGCCTCCACGAGGTCGTAGTCGGTGAGGGTGTAGGTGGGTGCTTGGGTGTTGTTGCTCTTGAACAGGTGGCTGCTGAGGGTCGCGGGCGCGACGGGAGCAGTGACCACGTCCGGGCCGATGATGGCCCGCAGGAAGTTCCCGAACGTGTCCGGGTAGGGCATCCCGGCGATGTCGTAGGTGCTGTCGGCGGCACCGCCGTACAGGCCTTGCAGGAGGCTGTCGTTGCCGCGGAAGGACTCGTCCCGCAACGGCGCGATCATGTCTTCCGGGCCGTTCGCGGTCGTCGGCGGGAACACGGTGGGGGCAACGGCGGTCCCCATGACGGTCTCCTTGCCGAGCCCGACATATGAGAGCCTGCTGAGCTTGGACACGGGTCCTCCTGGGACAGTCGAGCGAGGTGTTGGTCAAGCGGGCAGGGTCAGGCGGCGGGCGGGCTGTCTGGGGCGATCGGTTCGACGCCGGGGACGGTCGCGGCGGGGTGCGCGAGCTGCGTCGCGTCGGTCAAGACCGGCACCGGGTCGGTGACGGGCACTGCGGCGGCCGCGTCGGCGTCGCCGGCGGTCACGTCGTCCTTCTTCAGCGCCTTCTCGGTGCCGATCAGGTCGATGTCGGCTTCGACGTTGGCCTCACCGACCTCACCGGGCGCCAAGCTCAGCGGCGGGTCGAGCGTCGGGAAGATCAGGGTCTGGTCGGTGACGTTCTTCACGGTCTTCACAGCGGCTCCTAAGCGGTGAGCAGGTTCTCGGTCAGGCCGTACCGGATGACCGCGAGCAGGACCGGGTTGCCCTCGGTGGGCGTGCGCAGCGGGTCCTCGTAGGTGACGTCGATACCGCGGGCGTTGCCGTCTGCGGTGTCACCAGCGGACGCGAACGCCCCGCCGTGGGTGTGATCCCCTGGCACCCCGCGGATCCGGGCGCGTAGGGCGGTGCAGGCCCCGTGCAGATAGGCCTGGTCGTCGGCGGAGCTGGAGGCGGCGTTCGCGGTCGGCCACGACACACGCAGGATCACCTGATGGATGATCTCGGACCGGCCGTTGGCCTCGCGGCGTTCCTCGGTGCGTTCCAGGCGCAACTCAGCGACTTTGACGCCTTCGGCGCGGGTCCGCATCCACGGCAGCACCCCACCGGGGAGGTAGGCAGTGACGGCCGGGTCGCCGCTTAGCCATGCGCATTCCAGATCGACGGCGGTGCCGATCGGTGGGGGCAGCGGGGTGGTCACTAGTACCGCTCATAGCCGGTCGTGACCGGCGGTGGCAGGGTGTAGACGACGGGCGGGCGGATGACCGGGAAGCTGAAAGCCGGGGCTGGGGGGCGTTCCGCGTTGCCTTTCCCGCCTTTGCCGTCCTCAGCGCTGACCGCGTTCGGATCACCTGTGGTGTTCGCGACATCAACAGCTTCCCGCAAGCGGGCCAAGCTGGACTGGTAGCGGGCGTCGAGGTCCTTGTAGGACTGGTCGGCCTCGAAGAACTGCAGCAGCACGAGGGTGGCGGTTCCGAGCTCGATCGCGGTCTGTGTCAGGCCGGCGAGCGCGGGGGGAATGACGCCCAGGCCGCCGGTGACGTCAGCGGTGACCTTCCCGATCAGGGCCTGTACTTGAGCGTCGGTCGGGACGGTCGTGGCACTTAGCGTTCCGCCGGTGTTGCCGTCCCGCGTGCGGATTCGCTGCTGGAGGTAGACCGCGATGTCCCCAGGCACGACGACGATAGCCACAGCAGCCTCCTACTCTGTGTCAGGAGTCGGGGGAGTGCGGGCGTCGCGGAGACCTTCGAGGTAGCCGGCCCGCCACGCGTCGTGCTGACTGCGGTCCGACCACGGCAGGACACGGGCCGCGAGCCGGTGCAGCCGGCGGGCGACAACGAACGCCACCGACTGGACAAGCTGCTCAGTCGTCACCACGTGTCCGGGGTCGCCTCGGGGGTCAGCGCCGGGTCGGTTGAGGTCGTCCCAAGGGTCTGCCGGAACACGACCAGCGCGGTCGGGCTGATCGGCGCTGGGTCAACCGCGGGCGACTGCTGCACCGACGCCGCGCCCGTGACCGAGTCGACCTGGATGTTGTAGAAGACGCTCCCGGCGGCGGGCGCGGCCGGGATCGCCAGCGGACTGCCGGTGACGACCACGGCCGGGGCGCCGACAGGCTGCACTCGGCCGATGATGCCGACCGCTGAACCGGAGTCGGGGAGCTGCAGTGTCACGTCCAGCAAGGTCACGGTCGCCCCGTCGCCGGACTGGTTCGTGATCGTCAGAGGCATATCAGACCTTTCACTGCTCGTACCCATTTACCATGAACGCGCATGTCGTGGCCGCCGCAGCGCCGAGAAGGAGTTGCACGACCGTGCCGCTCGACGCGCTCGGCTGCGTCTCGATCCCCATGAGCGAGATCGGGCCGGTGTCGCCCTTGCAGAACCCCTGAAAGACCGCAGTCGCCCCGGCGTTGACAGTCACCGGGAACACCGTCGCGGTGTTGCTCCCGACGTAGATGTCGGTGATGTAGAACGTCTTGCCGGGCGTGACCGTCTCCAGCGTCAAGGTGACCGCAGCGGCGACGGATAGCGTCCCGACGTAGGTCTTCAACGTCTGGCCGACAGCGGCACCGCCCGCGTTGACCCGCAGAGTCGCCCCCCCACCAGCGATGGTGAGTGGGTTGACGGCTGTGCCGAGGGGGTTGCCGTTCACGTCGATCAGGTGGACGCCACCGATATCACCCATGAGGTTGCCGCTTCCAGTCAGAGGGGGGGAGTCGCCGCGCTTCCCGGCGAGACGATCCAATGGGTCGGTCTCGTCGTCGGAAGCCGAGCTGTTACGGCAGCGGGGCCTCGGGGATCGTGGTGAGCGTCCCCGCGTCCTCAACGGCCGGGACCGCGACGGGACGGCGGGTACCGCGGCGGCCGGCCTCGATCGCGACGTCCTCCCGCAACTGCGGGTCCTCACTGCCCTGCGCGACGATCGACGCCATGAACACGTCCTCAGCGTCGAGGATGCTGTCGGTGTCGTACGCACCGGCGTCCTTGAGCTTGCCGGCCTCAAGCGGACCGGCGTCCTTCGGCATGTCCTCGGCGTTCATGACGTGCACGACGCTGCCGTCCTTGCGGACGACGTTGGCGCTGAACCCTGGGCGGAACGGCTGAACGGCCACGACGGGCCTCCTGTCTAGTGGTTGGGGGGTGGAGCTCGAGTTGGTCAGATGCCGAAGACAGACACGCCGGCCTGCGGCTCGACGACGAACGGGACCATCGTCCGCAGCGCCCGCAGCCGCCACTTCTCCGTCTCGGGCAGGTAGAAGCTCCCGCCGGTCTGCGGCCGTTCGTCGGCGATGCCACCGAGCACCTTGCGGTCCAGGACCAGCGCGGCAGCGCTGTTCGGACCGTTGTTGGTGACCATGATGTCCAGGCCGGCGATCCGGCCCATCTGCCCGGTGTAGATCGGGTTGTCGGTGGTCTCACGGCGCATCGCGGTCTGCACCGTCTGGTCGTTCATGAGCGTCGCGTAGTGGAAGTCGTCCAGGACGAGCGTGTCGGCTTGGTAGCCCTGGTTCAGGGCGTTGATCTTCGCGACGGCGGTGAGCAGGTCGAGCAGGATCTTCGCGCCGGCGGCGGACCACGCCGTCGTCGCGGCGAGGGTCTGGATACCGGATGCGTTGATCGCGGCGAGGCACACCCCGTCGACGTTGCGGACCAGGCTGTTCGCGAGCTTGATGAGCGCCCGGTCGACGGGGTTGAAGTTGAGGCGCTGAATGTCCTCGAGAGTGACGTAAGTGTCCAGACCGCGCTTGAGGACAGACGCGATCAGCGCCGGGCCCCTGCCGACCGTGCTCAGGGGGAACTCCCCGCCGGGACCGACCGGGTCAAGGTCGGTGCGGTCGGCGTAGATGCTCTCGGTCTGCTCGTACAGCACCGCGCCACCGGACGGGCGGACCCGACCGGACAGCAGCACATCGCCGATGTAGCGCTGCTCGTTGAGGGTCCGCAAGGCGCGGGGGACGAACGTCGGCATGTTCAGGAAACGGCTGATCGTCTCGACGTCGCCGGTGAGAGCTGCCGGGACGGGTGGGTAAGTCAGGTCGGGCATCGGAGGCACCTTTCAGGGCACGCCGGATGCCGGACCTGAACAGGCCCGGCG